TCCCCGGATACAAAGACCCCTACCACTTTGGTGAGCACAACAAACTCAGCGTCGGAGACGATCACATAGCCTGTTGCGCCAGAAGTAACACCGGTTACCGTATCGCCAACGGTTATAACGCCCGTCAGCGTTATGGATATTTTGGAATAAAAAGCGTCCGATGGCGATGGTTGCCCGTCATATCGCTCATAGCCCTTGGCGGTTTGATACCCGCCGTACAGATCGACTTCAACGTTCGTGCCGCTGGTGATAAACCCAGGCGGCAAGGACAGCGGTGGCGTGGTNGTNTCGAGCCCCCCATTGAACGGGACATGCTCGTGCGTTATCGGCGGNGGCTTTAACCGCTGAAACTGCTGAATGGTTTTCAAGCNAGCGGCCCCGACANGCCCATTTGCGGAAGCTGGTCNTTCTCCAGTTGCCGCATCAGGCGGTTGCCGTCCTTGATGCCGCGGGACTGGACATCCGATGCCCCACTGTAGGCACCCACCCGTTGCATGGCCTCGTAGACTATCGCCATGTGGTAGTGCACTGGCATTTCGGGAATGTCGGCATCCGCCGCAAGGATCTGCGGTGACATCTGATATTCGCCCGTTATCGTATAGATGTCATCGGGAGCTGGGCCAAGAACAAGGTTGTTCTGCGGGTCGATGGCGACGTAGATCGGGAGCCCGTCCGGCTGGGTTCGGAACCGAAACAGGTCGCGGAAGGACTCCCACGAAACGGGGATCAGGTAGTTCTGCGCAGACGACCCTGCTGACGTCAGGAACCGATAGGCGTTGGAGAACCCGTATTCGTCCTCCAGCCACCACCGGCTGAAGCGCGATATGGCGCCACCAAGGCGACTATCGGTAACGTCCGTGTAGGCGTAGGTGTCAGTCCCCGGAACCGTGTTGAACGTGAACCTGGACCGCAGCCAGCGCCAGTTCATGTGCCGGTTCTGGATGTCCTCATAGGACGAGGATACCCAGTCAACAACCCGCTTCAAATCTCCGGCTTGGTTGAGAACCGTGGTCGGGCCTGTGCCAGAAAGCCCGCTTTCTTGCCGGGTGCGCTGGGCGAGCTGCAAGTAGTTCANNGCGCACCCCCGTNANCCNGGTGACTTCATGACCTGNTCGAGCCACGCGATCCCTTTCGGGGTGTCATTGGTCACGGAAAACGGATACCGCAGCCCCGTATAGGTGGGGTATCGGTAGTCCTGAAACCCNTGCGGGTTGTAGTATTCCTCGTTGGAAAAGGTCGTTGGCCGNGCAGTCGCAAGGCCAAACACATGCCGGCGAGAAACCACTTTCTTTTGGCCGCGAATAAACCACTCCGGCTTGCCCTGCACAGAAATTGAGAAAATGCGATCCGCATNCCGCTCCGACGTNGGGTGAATGTAGACCTCCACCTTCTCGTTCATNAACCGCTCCATTTCCGCCTTTTCGTGNTTGATNTCCATGACCACTTCGACAGGGGACACCACCGCTTNNGGAGCTTGGTCCGGTTCGCAGTAGGGGATTTCCACCATCCCAGACTGGTCGATTTCCATGGGCTCGTATTCTTTCTTGGGCCGGCCAGGACCGCGACGGACGGGGACTTCTGCTTCTGCTTGATCCATAAACACCTCTAGGGTAGAGCCCCGCCGGAGCGGGGATTTTGTTAAACCGCCGCGCTGAATGGCGTCACGATACTGTCGCCGAGAACGGCGTGGCTTCCGAGCCGCTTGCAGACCCAACAACCCGCACCCACCAGAGGTTTGCAGCAATGTCGATCAGCTCAATGCTGTCGCCCTTGATGCCGCCCGTGGTGGTGCCGTTCATGGTGATGGTGTCCGATGTTGCAGCGGTCTCGAACATCACCGCCGTATCCCCTGCGTCCTGCGCCAACAGCGCGGTGCCGGTCATCACGTCGGATGCGTTGGCGACCTTGATCGTGCCACTGGTGGTGAAGGTGGTGCCGACGATGAAATGGAGCTTTGCGCCACTCCCCGAAGCCGCTGGTAGCGTTACAGCGATGCCGCCGGCCCTGTTCAGCGTCACAACCTTGCTGTCGTGGTCCGCAGCGGTAACTGCCAGGGTGGCAGCGGTTGCGTTGACAACCCGCGTCGATACATCGGCGGCACGGTTCAGCTCGGCAGCCGTTGCGGTTATCCCGTCAAGAACGCTCAGTTCGGCAGACGTGATACTCACGCCATTCGCCTCAAGCGTTGCGTTTTTGGGCAGCCGAAGCCGCCGCATAACACTCAATTCATCAATTCGTTTCCAAAGCATCATTGTGGCCTTCTCCTAGTAAGTTGTGGGGATAGGCGACTTGCGCCGCCTTCCCTAAAGGGCCTGGCAAAACAATCAGGACGCCAATGGGACGTGCGGCATCCCGGCGGCGAAGTTGTAGTAGGTGTCCGTGACGCCGGACGCATCCAGTGCCGTCGTCCCAGCGGTAAAGGTCACTGCGACAGTCTTGACCTTGACGGCGCCGATGGCACAGAGACCCGCCGGTTGGGCCGGCCAGTGGATAACCGCCGTCCCCGCATCCAGTGCGGTGTTCAGGACATCATCCCCCTTCACGGTGGACAGCGTGCCTCCGGAGTCCAGGCACACCAGATACAGACAGGTGGTGTCCGCCGCCTGGGCCGGTGCCGCGGTGATAGCCACAGAAGCCGCATCCGCCTTGTGGTACGCAATTCCGGCAATAGCGTAGTCAACCCCGGCGCCGTTGGGGGCCGCAAGCGACACCTGGGACGCGGTAGAGCCGATACCAAGACCCGCTCGCGACAGGGCTCCGGTGAAGCCTCGTTGGTCGTTGTGCTGAAACATAGTCGTTCTCCAGATTCTTGAACGGCCCGCTCACAAAGCCGGGCCATCGAGCATTAAATGTCGGTAACCGCCATCTCCCCGACCGCCATCCAGCCATCGTTCTGAACGAACGCGGCTGACCAGAAGGTCGCCCCGACGAAGCCCTTTTGACCACCAGGGTCGGACTTGTCGGCCTTGTTGTGGGGCAGCCAGATTTCCTGAAACGAGTTCATCCCGCGCAGAGAAATGTCCCCGACCGCGTTGTCCGCGAAGACCAGCATCGGGTAAACATCTGCGAGGGTGCCAGACGTGGACTTCAGGCCCAAACCGGCCACCGCAGCCCCAGCGTCGGGAATTGAGGTGAGTTCGGGGCTGACCACAAACCGGAAGCGGTTGACTGAACCCAGCTCCATCATGTGGACCTGCTTCCGCTGGCTGTACTCGGCGCACTGCTTGAAGCCGGGTATCTGACGGATGTCGTATTCACAGTCGGTGTGACAGAACACGATGAACCCCGGCTCGACAGGCGCCGTGCCGTAGTTGCCAGACGGGGCCAGTACGGACGTGATGAAGTCACCGCGGTTCGCCATCAGGTTTTGGCTGATCTTCTGGACGAAGTTCAGGCCGACAACCTCATCGACGGTCGCCCGAGTAGTGCCGCCAGCGAAGAACTTGTTCGTGCAGCCCTTGTAGGCGCCGTAGCGAATCATCTCGCGGAGCAGCGCCATGCGCTGACCCGTCTGCTTCTTCATCTCGGCAGGCGCGTCGTCTTCGTACAGCATCGCGGTCTTGTCGGTGTACATGTACAGGCACATGTACTGCTGCATCTGGACCGAGATGTCCTGCGGGGTGATGATGTCAGGCGTGACCGGCGACCCTTCGGTAACCTGATGGGTTGCGGGGTCTACCTTCCACTGGTTCTGCGTGGTGGCGTTGGCAATGGTACCGCCAAAGGGCAGCCAGCGCCGAAACACCAGGGTGTCGGACTGGTTTTCGCCAAACTGGAATTGCTGGCCTACGATGCCCAGCACTTCCCTGGGGACAGAGTGTTTCAGGATCTCTGCGCGGAATTTGCCGATCCGGGGATCGTTGGTTGCGTAACTGAGCGTAGCCATGTGTTAAAACCTCATGCCATACCGCCAGAGGCGAGCGCTTNGTTGAACGCTTCCTGTGCGGTCTGCTGTACNTTTTTGATNGGCGAGGAATTCCCCGATGGGGCAACCGCTCTTTCGAGTCGCTTTGCCGCGCTTTCNGTGGGNTTNCCCGCCGGCTTGTTGGCCTCGGTATACAGGTCGAGGAGTCGGATCGCGTCGGCTGCGTGCTCACTGTTTACAAGCGCCTGAAT